GACCTAACAACTCAGATTCCAGACTTTATTCGTTTGGCAGAGGTACGCTTACGCAGAGACTTGCGTATTCGTCAGATGTTGACTTCTACATCTTTGACCTGCACATCTGGGACTGCTACAGTTAATATCCCATCTGACTTCTTGGAAGTAAAAGATTTTGTGGTTGCAGGTAATCCTGTATTTCCATTGAACTACGAATCTCCATCTTTGTTTTCTCGTAACTCACGAAGCATGGACGCAGGTAAGCCATTGGATTACACAGTATTGGCAACGACATTTAAGTTAGCACCTATCCCAGATAGCAACTACACATTGAGTTTGGTTTATTCTGCTGCGCCTCCTTTCTTGAGTACATCAAACGCAAGCAATGCGTTCTTGGTAACTTGTCCTGACTTGCTTTTGTATGCTGCTTTGCTTGAGGCAGAGCCTTATCTAATGAATGATGCTCGTCTAAACACATGGGGAAGTATGTTCGATAGGGCTATGGCTTCTTTGACTCGCTCTGATGAAAAAGGTCAATTCTCTGGCGTTCCAATAGCAATGCGGAATACATATATCTGATATGCCTACACAAAGAATACAACTCGGTGAGTGGATGCCTGACCAATCAGGTATTACTGGCGTACTAACTGATGCAAAGAATGTAGTTTCTCAGGCTGTAGGTTATGGTGCTTTTCCTAGTCCAGTAGCGTTTTCTGGTACTGCTGCTGAAGAATTGGTTACGTTATATGCTGCCAAGAATCCAGATTCTACAACTCAGTTGTTTACTTCTGGTGCTACTAAGATTTATACAGTAGATGGCGTAGGCGCATTGACGCAAGTAAAGTCAGGAATGACTACTGGCATTAACGACAAGGTGCGTTTTACTCAGTTTGGCAAGACTGTTATTACAACAAACAATGCTGACGTACTCCAAGCATGGACGCTAGGAACATCTACATCGTTTGCCAATTTAAGTGCATCTGCACCAAAAGCTAAGTTTATTACTGTGGTGCGTGACTTTGTTGTTTGCGCTAATACATTTGAATCTTCTGCACAGCAACAGTATCGTGTTCGCTGGTCTGCCATTAACGATGAAACTGATTGGGTAGAGAATGTAAACACTCAGTCTGACTATCAAGATATTCCTGATGGTGGTCAGATTGTAGGAATCCGTGGTGGTGAGTTTGGATTGGTGTTCTTAGAGCGTTCAATCTCTCGCATGACCTATGTAGGGACTCCATTTATATTCCAGTTTGACAATATCTCTCGTAATAAAGGATGTATGGTAGCTGGCTCAATTGCTCAGTACCAAGGCATCACATTCTTCCTTTCAGATGATGGATTTTATTTGTGTGATGGTCAGACTGTTCAACCAATTGGTAGCGAGAAGGTTGACCGATTCTTTATTGATGACGCATCTGAATCTGACTATGGTTCTATGTCTGCTGCTGTTGACCCAATTCGTAAATTGGTAATTTGGAACTATGTGGATACAAGTGGAAATCGTAAACTAATCATTTACAACTTTGCCACTAAGAAGTGGACTTATGCAGACGCAGGTACAGACTACTTGTCTGAAGCCTCAACAGCATCTGTAACTTTAGAGCAATTGGATAGTATCTCAGGCTCTATTGACGCATTGACAACAAGTCTTGACTCACGCCTTTATGTTGGTGGTAAATACTTCCTTGGCGGTACGCTAGGTGCAAAGGTTTACACATATACTGGTCAACCACTTACAGGAAGAATTGCTACTGGAGATATAGACCTTGGTGGGCCATCAGTAGTAACTTTGGCTCGTCCACAAGTTGACAATGGTTCTGCAACGATTGCTGTGGCTTCCAGAAAGCTATTAAGTGAGCAAGTTACTTATGGTACTGCTGTTGCTGCCGACTCAGAGAACAGGGTTTCTTTGCGTAGTGCTGGTAGATACCACAGGCTTCAATTAGTGCCTACTGGTGCTGATTGGGTTAACGCTGTTGCTATTGATGTAGATGTAACTGGTCAGGGTGTTCGCTGATGTTTAGAAGCCTGCCTGCATTTGGTGGTGACCAGAGGGCTGTGGCAGAGGTTGTCCGTGGCATCATGGACGGAAAGACCAATAACACAGGGACTTTGACGTTAGCGACAGGTGGTGCAACTACTACCACTTTGACAGACAGAAGGATAGGCCCAGACAGCGTTATCTTGTTTGTTCCTATTTCTAGTGCGTCTTTTGCTGATTCTGCGCCCTATGGGGCTTTCCAAGACTCTACAGACCAGACTGCTGCTAGTACGACTGTTGCTTATCCTGTTACCTTTAATACAACCGACTTCTCTAATGGAATTACGTTATCAAATAGTTCAAGGTTAAATGTAAAAAACGCAGGACTCTACAATTTACAGTTTTCCATTCAACTAAAAAACACCACAAACGATGGTCAAGATGTGGATATTTGGTTTCGTAAGAATGGAACAAATATCGCAAACTCAAACAGTAGATTCCATCTTCCTGCAAGGAAAAGCGCTGGTGACCCAAGTCATGTCATTGCTGCATTGAATTTCTTTGTTGACATGGCTGCTAATGATTACGTTGAGATTGTGTGGAGAACTGAAAATACTGGTGTAAATATTGAGCATTTTGGGACAAGCACAAGCCCAACTAGACCTGCTGTGCCATCAGTCATAGCAACTATGAATTTAGTAGGTGGCTCTGGAAGTGCTACCTTTAATGGTGTTTACGCTAGTTCCCAAGGACAGGGTACGGCTACGATTAGCCACTTTGCCAATTCGACTGCCAATAAGACATATCGGTATGCAATTATTGGTTGATTTTAATAATTTATGTATAATGGATTCCGTGGATGACCCATCTTGGAATCCGAAACTCTAGGAGTAAAAGATGGCTACCACTACCACATCGTCAATTGACCCAACAATTCAGCCCTACCTTTCGTATGGCTTACAACAAGCACAGCAAGCGTATCAGGGCGGTGGGCCTCAGTACTATGGTGGTCAGACTTATGTAAGTCCTAGCACTACCACTCAAACTGGTCTACAGGCTCTTGAGGCTCGTGCTTCTTTGGGTAATCCCTTACTTCAGTCTGCACAGAATCAGCTACAGAACACAGTTTCTGGTGGTTTTCTAGGTGGAAACCCTTTCTTTCAAGGTGCTTTCCAACCTGCTGCCCAAGCAGCGCAGACTCAGTTTCAGCAAACATTAGGCGATATTGGCTCTAAAGCAAGCCTAGCAGGGCGTTATGGCTCTGGTGCTATGGGTTCTTTGCAAGATAGGGCAGCAGGTATATTTGGGCAAAACTTAGCTAATACTGCTGGGACTTTGGCTTATCAGAACTATGCTGATGAGAGAGCAAGACAGCAAGCTGCTACGATGGCTGCCCCTGCAATGGCTGGTGCTGACTATCAAGACATTCAAGCTATGTTGCAAGCAGGTCAGGCTCGTGAAGGCTATACAGGCGCACAAACTCAAGCAGACATTGCTAAGTTTAACTTCTTGCAAAACCAACCCCAACAGAACTTACAGAACTATCTATCACTTGTCTATGGAAATCCATTAGGACGAGTTGGTCAGTCTACGGCTAGTGGCGCAGCAGATACATCATCATTGCAAAACCTATTAGGCATTGCTGCTGTTGGTGGTGGTTTGTATAAGAATCTAGGTGGTTCTTCTGGTATTAGTAACCTTTTTAGTAGAGGCTCTAATTTTCTAGGTGGTGGCTCTAATATGGGAACTATTGACACTAATTACCCTGCTCTTGGCTCTAACTGGTGGGATTAAATATGGCTGGACTATTAGACATTTTTGGTACAGGCGGTGCAGACACAATGGGTCTGCTAGGTATGTCTTCTGCTGACATTGCTCGTAATCGTGACGATGCACAAGCACAAGCCTTGTATGCCCTAGCAGGTAGATTATTCCAAGGAGGGAATACTGGTGCTTCTATTGCACAAGGTTTGCAACAAGGTCAGCAAGCCTATAAAGGTGCAATGCAAGGAAATCTACAAGAGCAATTGCAAAATGTTCAGTTATCTGAAATGTTGCGTAAGCGTAAACAAGAAGAACAGATGCGTACACTTGCGCCACAAATCTTTACTACGACAACTACGCCAGAACAAGTTACTTATGATGGTGTACCAAGTCAGTATCCTGCTGTTGATGACTTAGGTTATCCAATCCCTAATATGGCTGTAAAACCTGCTCAGACTACACGCACTATTGACCCTAACAAGTTACAAGCCTTGGCTATGTTGTCAAATGACCCAATAGCCTCATTGTCTCAAATGGCTAAACTTGTTCCTGACTTGCGTAAAGCAGGTTTTCTTGGTGGTGGTGGTCAAGAAGATAATCCTTTCTTGCAGTTCACAACTGACCCAACAGTACCTGCACACCTTAAAAATCTTGCTGCTCAGTATGCGACTAGCTTTAGTAAAGGTCTGATTGACCCTGATAAAGCTGACCAACGAAGTAAAGAAATATCTGATGCTATTGGTAGAAGCCAGCAGTTTACTCAATCTCAAGCAAGTCTTGATGCAATGAGGGCTTCTACAGAAGCTAATCAGCAACAAATGCGTATTTTGCAAAAGCAGGGTCTTGACCAATCAGCAGAAGGTAAAGCGTTGTCTTTAAGTATTCAACAGCAAATGCTTGATTTGCGTAAAGCAACAGAAGCTAATAAGCCAGAAACATTCTCTTACGCACAGAAAAAAGAGTTTGATATTCTTAACAAAGCTAAAGACGAAGCCAACAAAGCTGACAATATGTCTTCTGTTGCTATAAGAGCAGCACCACTATTGAAAGAGGCTTATGGTGGACGCATTGAGGCTGGCTTTAAAGGCGTGGCTGGTGCTTTTGGCATTGGCTCAGAGGCTAAAGATGCAAACGATAAACTAGCTACTTTGTCACAATCTTTGGCTTTGAATACGCCTAAGTTTAGTGGGCCTACCTCCGATGCAGATGCTAAACGCTATGACAAAGCTGTTGGTGATTTAGCCAACCCATCTGTTTCGTTGGCATCTAAAGAAGCAGCAATTAAAGACATTCAATATTTGTCGCAAAAAGCTAAAGCATACGCTGAACAGGCTGAAAACTTCTTCTACGAAAACAATAAGAGTTTGCGTGGATTTAAGTTTATTCCTCCTCCAGACCCATCTGTAAATCCATACGCAAGGTAAATATGGAAAAGCCAACAGCTAAAGACATTGCTTATTTAAAAGCCAACCCAGAGACTGCATCACAGTTTGATGAAATCTTTGGTAAAGGTTTGGCTGCAAGATTAGTTCCTCAAAGTGCTGATGTTGCAACATTTGGTTTATATCCTCAGATGGGGACTAAACGAACAGGACGCTCTGAAGAACAAGCTAATAAATTTGTGGGTGCTGCGACTCGTGGCATGGCTGCGCCTTTAATTGGTGCAGTAGCAGGTACTCCGTTTGGCCCTGCTGGTCAACTTGCAGGTTCTATGGCTGTTCCAGTTGGTGACGCACTTAATGCGTTAGTCAACATGATTCTTATTGGTGGTGAACAACTTACTGGTAAGGATTTGCCTAGATTGCAGATGTTGTCTAAAACAGTCCAAGACGCAATGACAAGCGCAGGTGTAGCAAAGCCAGAGACAACTGGTCAGCGCATGGTTGAGGCTGGTTTTGGGGCTTTAGGAAATACAGGCGCAGCAGTTTCCTCATTGCCAAACATTGCTAGACAATCAGCTACTCCTATGGTTCGAGAGATGGCTACTAGGATGGCTGTTAACCCTGCACAACAATTAACAACTTCTTTCCCTGCTGGCGCAACAAGTCAATTGGTAGCAGAAGCAGCGCAACCTTATGTTGGTGATATTCCCGCTAGTGTTTTAGGTATGGCTGCTGGTATTCCAGTAGGTGCTATGGGTATGCAAACTAAAGCAAGGACACCAGAGCCTTTGACATTTGCTGAACAGCGTAATGCGGCTATGGCTGGCAAGGCTAAAGTTCTTGGGTTTACTGATGAGTTAGCGTTAACTCCTGCTCAAGCTGGCGCAGGTAAAACTGCTCAATTGTTTGAAGCTGTTGCTTCTACATTGCCATTCTCGTCTTCTCAGTTTACCAAGAAGTTTAATCTTCAAGCAGACTATGCAGAGAAGGTTCTAAATCAGATTGCCAATATGTTTGGCGGTATGCCAAGCGCACCAGATGTAGCTTTCTCTAGTGGTGCTAAAGCCGTTAGACAAGCTGCTGATAGAAATGTAAATAAGATTGGTGAGGCAATTTCAACTGTTTCATCTCAATCTGACATTGTTTTGTCTGAAGTTCCTAACTTCAAAGCAGATATTATGAAGGCTAAAAAACTTCTTGAAGATTTGCCTCCATCAGCTAGAAAAGACAAATTGTTTAAAGAGTTTGAAGAATTTTACTTTGGTGCTAAAAATGAAGCATTGGATAAACAGGTTCAAGCTGCATTGGATGAAGCTGGTCTAAAGCCAACAAATCCTAACTACAAACAGTTTGGTGATAAGGTTCGTCAGCAATTGATTGACTCTGGTACACCTGAGTATTCATTCCAAGGATACGAGCAAAAAGGCTATATCTCTGGTTCTGCTTACCAAAAACAACGTAAATTGTTTAGCGACTTAGCCTATGAGCAACGTGGTACAGAGATTGGTAAAGCATTTAGACAATTGCGTGACGCTTTAGATGATGCACGAGACACTACATTTACAAAACAAGGTCTTGATGCAGAAGTTACAAAGTTAAAGGGTTTGCGTTCTTCTTATGGTGAAGCGACTAACCTAAATCAGCGTTTTGCAAATGCTAACGATTCAACCATTGTTAAAACAATATCTAACAATGAGAGTGGTGCTGCCGAGCAAATTATTCCATTGCTGGATGAGGCTGGCAAATTAGCATTGGCTCGTGGTGTATTGGCTGACATTAAACTAGGCTCGTTGAACAATGCAGGTGATATAGACATTACCAAGTTTGGTAAAAATATAATTAAGACTGACGAAAGGTCACCCTCTACATTGCCAAGCATCTTTGGACAAGAGCCAGCAAGTGCAATGGTAGCTTTGGCTGATGTTGCTCAATCTGCTTTGAAGCCTAAGATTGGCAGTAGTCAGACAACCGAGAGGGCAACGATGGCTAATATGCTTACGTCAGGCCCTGCCAAGATTGCTGGCATCTTAGGAGGAACTACTGCTATGGGTGTCCCATTGGCTGCTGGTGCTGCTAGTTTGGGTATACCTCCTATACTATCAAAAGCATATTTAAGCCCTGCTGTTCAAAACTTTTATGAGCGTTTGAACATTACAGAGCCATTGTTAAACTACATGGCTTCACCAGCAGAAGCAACTCAGATGTTTGCTGCTTCTCCACAAGGTTTATTGGGTCTTGCACCACAATTACCATATCGAATTGACATAAATGGTGTGGGTAACCCCGACTAAGGACTAACATGGCAAAGACAAAGATTTCAGAATACAGCAGTACCGCAGGTAACAATACTGACATTAACAGTATTAACTTAGCGGAGGGTATGGCCCCATCATTGGTCAACAATGCTATCCGTCAGTTGATGGCTCAGTTAAAGAACTTTCAAGATGGCTCTGCTGCTGACAACGTAACTGTAGGTGGTAACTTAGCGGTTACTGGAACAACTACGCTGACAGGCACTTTAACGGCTACGGCTGGTCTGTCAGGCCCACTTACATCATCGTCTGCTACTATTACTGGGGGTACGATAAATGGTGCTGTTATCGGTGGTTCTTCTGCCCAAGCTATCACAGGAACGACAGTAACTGCTACAACAGGATTTGTAGGTGGTTTGACAGGTGCAGTTACAGGTAATACAGCAGGTGTTCACACAGGTGCTGTAACAGGCAATGTCACAGGTAATTTGACAGGCAATGTCACAGGGAATGTAACTGCGGCTTCTGGTACTTCTACGTTCAACAATGTGACCATCTCTGGTGCATTGGACATGGATTCTGGTACTGCGGCTACGATTACTGGTCTTGCTACACCTACCAATGCTTCAGACGCAGCTACCAAAGGTTATGTAGATACAGCTACTGCTTTGAAACTGAATCTAACTGGTGGCACTTTGTCTGGTGCTATCGCTATGGGTACAAACAAGATTACAGGTCTTGGTACTCCTACGGCTGATGCTGATGCAGTAACCAAGTCTTATGTAGATGCTATTGCCCAAGGTATTGATGCTAAAGCCTCGGTGGTTGCTGCCTCTACTGCTAACCTTACGTTATCTGGCGCACAGACCATAGACGGAGTTTCTGTTATTGCAGGTGACCGAGTATTGGTTAAAGACCAGACTACTGCTTCTAATAATGGTATCTACTTGTGTGCATCTGGTTCATGGACTAGAACAACAGACGCTGACACTTATGCTGAATTGGTAGCTGCTTACACCTTTGTTGAGGGCGGTACAGTAAACGCTAATAACGGCTTTATCTGTACTATTCCCACAAGCGGTACGTTAGGTAGTACATCAATTACGTTTGCTCAATTCTCAGGTGCGGGTCAGGTTATCGCTGGCACAGGTATGAGCAAGACAGGTAACACGCTTAACGTGAATACGGCATCAAGCGCACGAATCGTTGTAGGGGCAGATGAGATTGACTTAGCTACAACTGGCGTTACTGCTGGTACATACAAGTCTGTTACCGCAGACGCATTTGGACGTATCACTGGTACGAATCCTACGACTATCTCTGGTTTCGGTATCACAGATGCTTACACAAAGACTGAAGTTGATACTTCTCTGAGTGGTAAGTTATCGACTACTGGTGGCACGATGTCGGGTGCTATTGCGATGGGTACGTCTAAGATTACTGGATTGGGTGACCCTACCAATAACCAAGACGCTGCCACTAAGACTTATGTTGATGGCATCTTAGGTAGTGCAACATCTGCTGCGACAAGTGCTGCTGCTGCTGCGACTTCTGCATCCAACGCTTCAACAAGTGCATCTAATGCCTCTACAAGCGCAGGTAACGCCTCTACAAGCGCAACAAATGCTGCTGCTAGTGCTACTGATGCTGCTAACACTTACGATGCCTTTGATGACCGATATTTAGGTTCTAAGAGTTCTGCACCATCTGTAGACAATGATGGTAACGCTTTGCTCACAGGTGCTTTGTACTGGAATACATCGACTAGCAATTTGTTCGTGTGGTCAGGTTCAACATGGACTAGCGCGGCCTTTACAGCAGGTGGCTTTGCTACTTTGACAGGCATAGAAACCCTAACAAACAAAACCCTGACAGCCCCAATAATGACTGCTCCCGTATTGGGAACTCCTGCTAGTGGTACTTTAACCAATGCGACAGGTCTTCCAATCTCAACTGGCGTAAGTGGATTAGGTACTGGAATAGCTACTTTCTTGGCGACTCCATCAAGTGCAAATTTAGCGGCTGCTTTGACAGATGAAACTGGTAGTGGTGCAAATGTCTTTGCTACAAGCCCTACTTTGGTAACCCCAATATTAGGAACACCAACATCTGCCACTCTTACAAATGCTACAGGTCTTCCTTTATCTACAGGTGTGACAGGTACGCTTCCTATCGCTAATGGAGGTACTGGTGCATCTACTTTGGCAGCGGCTAATATTGCTGTTGTCAATGTCGCCAACACCTTTACTGGCACACAGACATTCTCAGGTACTTCATCAGTCTTAGCTACAGTATTTAACGATGCCGCAGAAGTAGCAACAGTATCAGCAACAGCGGCTACTGGCACGATTAACTACGACATAACAACTCAGTCTGTTC